CCACTAGTTCAACTTTTACATGGAGGAATCACGTGAATGAGAAATCACAGCAGCGACCCGGAGAACCCGGTCCCCGTAAGGGGGGAAAGCGCAGAAATGCGTCTAGAAAGCGAGCCGAAAATGCCCGCAGTCGCCGTAAAGCCGCTCGTCAAGAGAGATCGGAACTCTACCTCCGTTGGAGGGAAGAATCCTTTGATACCGAAAGTGGCCGATTTATTGGCGACTTTAGGGATTTCCAAGACTTCTATGAAGTCTGGGCTACTCTCGACAATGCCGAAGACCTGGAGCATGAGGCTACAGGGAAACCTTCCTCTGCGAACGACAGACAACAATCACCTCTTGGAATCGGTGACCCCAAAACCGAAACCAATGTTCCAGTGTTGGATGCTTCTGCCGCACGAAGGCCATTTCAAATGGTGGCAGTATCAGTTGATTCAACGTCAAGTGACGGTGAAATTAGCGAACCAAGGAAACGCCGGAAAAGTTCCTGCGTCGTTGTGTTTTTCACAACACTCCTTAATTGCTTACTGATTGTAGCGGTTATTACCACTTTGGTAATGCTATGGAATCTCAAGAAATGAGACATCCTAAATAAAAGCTGTTTAGTGGACTGTGCCGACCCACAGGATCTCGTCGATCCTGTTCCTTAGGCTCATCCTTTAAAGGAAGGAGTATGCCCATGTCAGTGATGACATTGGAACAGGGACTTCGAAACCGTTTGTGGGTAATTGACATGCCACTCCATCTCCAGCGCGAATTTCTTGCGCTAGTTTTGAAGTGGTACCAAAGTTCGGGTGTAGAGTGGACAATCGGGAGACTTAAATCCCTGAAAGTTGACCTCTACAGGAGACGAGCAGGTTTACCCTCTCTTACTTGGGTTCGAAAGAACCGAAAGGGTGACCTGGCCGGTTGCCTTGGCGGAATGTTCCGCTGGGCCGACAAATCAGATAAGAACTTCCGTAAGGTTGTTCAGACTCTGATGTGTTATACTGTATGGAAATACAGTAAGCCGAC